AATGAAAGTTTCATAATAAATAGGGAGGACTTACGGTGAAAGGAGTAAAGCCCTGCCTCCCTTGAATTTTACTTTTGGCTAGCAGCCACAATATACTTGCCGAAACGCTTATGGAATTCGTCAAAGTTCTTCAACTTACCAGGAACAAAAGGCAGGTTGTAAGTAGTCAACGCAACACGAGCACCCATAACAGTAAGCTCAGTGGTAAAATTATCCATCATGAACTTAAAGAAGTTATCGCTCATACTATGCCATTCTGCACTAGGTTTGCCGCCTTCTTTCTTAGCAACATCCTGAAGCTCGTAGCACATAGCAATAGTCAGCGAGTACATGGCACTGATCTCTTTGACTTTAAGTTCAGTGACTTTGCCAGCCAAAATATCTGCAGGCTTGGGCAGTTGACCTGCAACTTTACGGTGAGCCATGAACTTAACTGCCACACCTTCACCCACTGCACCTGCGACCAAATCAATCAGTTCAGCGTCTGAAGTGTCCTCATCTTCAAGAATTTCACTGACAAAGGTCCAGCTACGCGGAGTAGCAAACGAACGTGAGCTAGAGCGGGGATCGAAGTCATAGAGGTCTTGTTTAGCAAAACCGATGTAACCCACTACGTCTTTGTGGATTTTGTTATTAACTGCCCAAGTCTCCCAAGAGCCATGATCGACACGCATTTCGAAGTGCATAAAACGATTTGCCAACGGAGCAGGCATACGGAAAGTAACACCCTTGTCGCTTTCACGGTTACCAGCGGCAACCATGACAACATTGTCAGGCAAAATATATTTGCCGATTCGGCGATTAAGAATCAGCTGATAGGCAGCTGCCTGGATACTAGGAGCGGCACTGTTCATTTCATCCATAAACAGGACCACATAGGGATACTGTTTAGCAAACTCTTCGTCAGGCAAGTCGATGGGAGGTGCCCAATCCATTTTGCCCAGCTCTTTGTTGAAGTATGGAATACCGCGCAGATCAGTGGGCTCCATCTGTGCAAGACGAAGGTCAATATACGCACCGCCCAAGTCACGAGCAATACCTTCAATCACCTCAGACTTGCCAATGCCTGGAGGCCCCCAAAGAAAAGCCGGACGCTTTTTCTTGAAACATTTAAGAATAGCACGACGAGCACCATCGCTGGTAACAGTGCGGCTTTCGGTTACGGTCTCTTTAGCCATTTAAAAACTCCTTTGTGATGTAAAAGTATATTATATCTGAAACTTGAATTATTGTCTGTTGTTATTATGCAACATAGACATAGGGTTGGTTCCAACGACCGATGTTCACGTCCACATACCAGCCCACGTCGAAATAGTCAGACTGAATGTCTGAATTGTCGTGATTGCCGTTGTTCATTGCAGTCAATACTTCTTTCAGGAAGTTCTTGGCCTTACCTGAAAAGTGCTCATGATACCAGTAAGGATTGACATCCACGGATTGATTCTTACGGATGTGATCAATCTGGTCTTGAGACATTTTGCGACCATGCAGGACTTTGCTGTCGGTCTCGATAAAATTTTCAACGAAATCGATCTTGCCCGACTTAATAGTCAGAACCAAAGACGAATGAGACCGAATCGACAAAGAGCCTTTGACGCCATACTTTTTCAAGACAGCCTTGATAGCAGGGGCCAGAGATTGTTTGCGTTCCTGAGACATGTAAGCCATTTCGTTTACTCCGTTTTGTTACTGTATGCCATTATTATAGCAAAATTGGGAATTTCGAGCAACCAAAAATGTGTTGTTTTTATACAACTTCCAGCATGTTAGCAGGTACTTTCCACAGTCCCTGCGGACTACGGACCGTTACAAATTTAATGGCAATCTTGTCTACAATGCCAGTAATAGTCATACCGCGTTTAGTACTAGTAAAACGAACATTATCGCCCAACTTGATAGAACGGATTTTATCTTTACGAAGTTGAGCCTTGGCAAATTGTACAGCACTAAGGATGCTGGACAATTCGGTATCAGTGAAATTACCAAACATAATAGCTTGATTAACTTGCTGAATTTGGGTCATTTGGTTCAATTTGAACTCCTTGTTAACTACAATATCAATATTATAGCAAAACTGGGAATTTCGAGCAACCAAAAATGTTGTTGTATTTTTACAACAATTATAGTACTAATTAAGTATTATTTTCTAGATTAGCTAGGTATTTTTTGAGATCGCCGTCCATGAGACTTAGCATGGCAGCTTCTTGCTCGTCGAACACAACTATTTTATGAGCACCTAATAGGTAATATACACCTTGGAATAGTCTCTCTAGTTGCAATAAATGTTTGTTGGCTAAAGGTTTATCAAATTCAAATTTGTAAGACTTTAACTTTAAATCTTGCACAAGAAATTTATAACCAGACAAGCTAAGTCTCAAACTATTATTATCTTTGGGATTGTTCCAAATTTGATATACCAGCTTGCTGGAATGAACTCCAGACATTTCTGAAAAAATTTTTGTAAGTTGCGATTGATTAAAACGTTTTACTGTACCTGCCACGTCAATCATGGAAATTGTTTTAGTATAGAATACCATTCTGGAAAAACTTCTTGAAAGCTTTGATTGCGTATTTTATCTAATAGATGCACTTCTTTCCTCCATTTGGGCCATTCTATATCACACCCTGGTATTGTTTGTTCTAATATTGATACAACTTTATTTAATTTAAAATCTTGAGAAAATTTTTCTATTAGATGTCGTTTGACTGGAATAGGTAAGTGTCTAATATCATAGTGCGAAGGAGAATGTACAAAATTTAAATTAACAGGAATAGAAAATTGTTTCAGTCCTTTGATTATAGTATCAAGATAATACACATTGTAAATCGAAACAGTTAACGTAATAGATGGCTTAATATTTTTAAATTTATTGTTTAATTCTATATATTTTTTTAGATTGAAAATAACTTCTTCAAAATTCGATTTATGCCTAATATATTCTAATTGTCTGGGATCGTCGCTGTCGATGCTAATTCCCACATTAACCAATTTAAAATTTTTTAATAGATCAATGTAGTCATCATTCCAAATTGTGCAATTTGTATGATACTGAATTGATATCGATTGTGATAATTTATTATCTACGGCATGTTTTAAATTTTTCCATATTTCCGGAGACAACATAGGTTCTCCACCGTATATATCTATAAAATGTAAATCACTTAACCAGTCGTTTAAGGTGTTCCAGATTTTTTCATTGTCTTTTGAAAAACTTTCTCTGATAATTTCAAAATTATTTGTATATTCTTTAAAGGATCCCGAAAATGATTTTCTTTCGACGTCTAACTTATAAAAATCGTTGTATAAACTTGTACTAGTTGCAGGGTTACACATCCTACAACCTAAATTACAAACATTTCCTGGTTTTATGATTAGAATACGAGGTTGGTCTTTGTTTGACTTAATATCTTTAAATGTTGCATTATGCAGTTGTCTGGCAGATGCCACTCCAGCATCTTCTTTGTCCCAACACGCTTGACAGCTTGGTAATCTTATACCTCTATCTAATGCAGTTGCAATTATTTTTCTTGTATAACTATTCCATGCAGACTGTAAACCTTCTTTGTGAATGTAAATAGTCTCATGAGTTTTATTATGCTTAAAACTTGCAGTGTTTAGATTACATACACACACATCGCCGTCATTTTGCATGGCCAACCCAATGTGGGGCATTATACAAAATGTAGAAGATTTATCTTTAATTTTTTCCACTGTTGTTAGGGATAAATTTTATTACCGCTTTTTAGAAGAACAACAGTAAACAAGTCAGTTTTAAATAAACTATTTAATTTTTTGGCAAGATTAATAGCATGACCCGGATTGCTAAAACTTGTCTTTTTGTATTTAGGACCCGGATAGTTGACCAGCATATTACCGCTTTTCAAATTGATTGGTTGATTATCATAAAATACTGCCCAAATGCCTTCGCTACTGAGAATTTGCTCACTCTTGTAGGTAGATTTATTTACATGTTCGATTAGTACATTTGGTTTAGGTCTACTCATAGATTTATCAACTAATAATATTTATCTTTTAATGTACGTAGATTATTTAAATCCACCCCCGTCTACAGCAATATTGATCACCGAATCTCCCGATTTTGCTGCTGCAAGTTGTTTACTCAACGTAGCACAATGATTTAGTAAATCAAACAAATCAGAATGAAGACTTCTTGCTTCGTTAGCAGTCAAAAGAAGGTTTTTCCCACCAGTTTGGTTCATTAATTTAACTTTATCGTTGAAATTTTTTAAATGCAGACTTAAATTAGTATCATTCATTATTTTACCGCCTTTAGTGCATCTTGAAGCTCTGTTTTGTTTCTAAAAGGTCCTTGAAAATCGTAACGGTTTAATGTAATAAACTTTGGACAGAAGCTTTTAACCCAACCGTTATTGAATTTAATAATGTAATAACCAGCACAATAATAACTTTTACTTTTGCTGGTTTTTGTATAAATGGGAAACTGATGTTTAACATCCCACAGCGGATTCCATGGTTTATTACTTACAGGATACCCGTATACCTCATGAGATTCGGGTATAAGTTTTTCTTTTTTTACAGCACTGTCGAATACTACATTGTGTGCTTTACTTAATAATTTAATACTGGCATATTGAACTCTGGACTGTTCATGAACGTAAACAAACCCGCCTTTTTCCACGGCTTGAATAGTTCCTATTTTGGTTCCGTCGGATTCAACGATCCAATATTTGTTTTTAACAACTGGTCGAGCAATTAATTCATTCATAATACTGTAAGTCCTGCAAATGCAATATAGCACAATTGATGTGCCATTTGATCTAATCCGAGATGATTCCAAAACTGAGGAGTGGTAATATCCCGATTGCCATAGTTCATTTTGGCCCAATCAATATGATAGTGTAAAATAAAATCTAGCACACCAATAAAAAATGCAAACTCGATTGTCCCCCAACCAGTCACCATCCATAAACAAGCAAAGGTCCCGATGCCATGCTTAAGACTATGCTTAACACCTAACCAATTGAGGTATGTACCTTTGTGCTTTACTTCTTCTTCATTCTGATTTACAAAATCTATGTACCAGTGTTTGATTTGTAACAAAATAAGAATAAAAATAAAAGTTTCAATCATTTGTTATTCCTTTGTTGAAATCTATACTCTCGGCGAAGCCACCATTTGTAACGAGCAAAGTATTCTTGCAGAGAATAACGTGGTTGTTTCCACATGTCGTGCTCTTCACAATTTTCTCTCCATAATTCGGATAACCAGAGTCTGAAAGGCGTGTTCATGCTACTTCTTCTGGTATGTCGAGATCTTCATAGAATGAAGACATGACATCTTTAATATATTCCATAATCACTTCAGCATCATTTACTGGGATAAATTTTACACGATCCCATGCTAACATATAATCTATATTTCTTACTTTTGCTTCATTGACGTAGCCGTCGATGAATGTGGGATTCAACCATCTAAAACAGATATCGGTGTCTGGGATAAAAATTTCAATGTCGTACACGTCATAAGTTTTAGCATCGAATACTACACTACAAAACTCGGATCCATTTATATCTGCAAACTCCATAAATCTTGCATGGTCTCCCCAGCATTTCCATTGAAATTTGTCTCCCCCACATACACGACCTTCGGCAGCTAGAATTACGTCGATAAGTTTCATTGAGTTATGTCCTTTAACATGTCAAAAGTTAATTCGTGATCGTACACATTGGCCACAGGCTTGAGCCATCCTCGCTCTAAACAATCTTGAATAATAAGTTTGTATTCCTTGGGGCATTCTTTGACAACTTCAAATCCAGCTCGGGGGATAACTAGCATGCCGTCTATTAAATTAAAGTTAGGGTCTTTTGATCTAATAGTCCTAAATCGGCTTGAATGCATTTTAAATCCCATGGTAATCAAATCTTTCTTTAATTGATTTGACGGATCTTTCGACGGTGGCATCTATCAGCCCCTTGTCAAACGTAGTGTAGGCATGTCTGGTATCTGTATTACGCACAGCATCAATGCATTCCTTTACGATTTGTTGTGCAAATGATAATTGCATGTCTGGATTGATGCTGGGATAATGACTGCCGCCTGCCTGTAGTTGAAACTTTTTAAGTAATTCTTTGTTCATTTTGGATATCCTGCGGACAAAATTGTACCAATGGCGGCTGCGTTTTCGCTGAGTTTAGCGAGATCATACTTGCCACAAAATTTGAGAAACTGAGCACCCACCATGGGTCGATTTTTTGTAATACTGTTAGTGACGATAGTTTCATTGATCCATGTTCTAACATTATCAGGTTGAGCTGACAAATCTACCAGGGTACGATTGCGTTGATAATCATCTAGGACTTTATGCTCTATGCCATTATGGTCGGTCCAAGATTGCAACATTAGATTGTTCCAATTGAATCCTTTTTTATCTATGTCAGCATAAGCTTCAATGAGACCTACTTTATTTTTACTACCCTTGGTGCGAACACCGGGATAGGCACTGAACACATTGTCAGTGGGATCACCTCGCATACATTTTTCAAATAGTATGAATTTGGGGTCGGGAATTTTCTTAGGCTCTTTGGTCTTTTTATCAATGACCATCTTGCCCTTTTTGTCAAAGATTCCTGCTAGGGTGTGCAATTCGTCTGCCACGCCGTTGTATTGATTAACATTGTCTGCCAGTAACTGATGAAAGTCTGTGTCACTGCTTACAATGGTGTGGTGATCCTGAGGGTGTGCTTGAATCCATCCTGCCACCAAGTCATCTGCTTCCAAGTGTTCGTGCCGGAGAACAGTACAATTGGTGCGTTCGGATAAGAATGTTTTAAGATCGTCAAAAGCTTCCCAGAACAACTTATCTTCTTCTGCTTCTTTTTCTGTGAGCGCAGCTCGTGCAACTGCTCGGTTCTTTTTGTAGGGCTCATAGAAATCCTTGCGCCAGCTACGGCCTTCGAGACAGAATACAACATGGTCTGCTTTTTGATCTCGCCATGCTTTGTTTACACTGGCAAGAGTTACGTGAATCGCAAAACCCAATTTATCCCATGTGTCGCTTTGACGATGGGCACTGTGTCTTGCACGGAAAAATGTATTGGCTGTGTCAACAATAAGATATCGCATAGTGCAGTAATAATAGCAGTTTATTTGATATTTGTCAACTTTTCTAAAAATAATTTTGCTATCGATTTATGCGTTTCGGGGCCAAAATGTAAATAATCTCGAGCCAAATCCAGTGGTGGGTTTTGTCTTATGAATTTTTTAAAAGAAATCTGAACAGTTTTATGACCTAATAACTCTACAATTAATTTATTTTTATTAAAACGTTGTAATGAAATATCAGGATTCATATTCCATGTATGTTCTAATTCGCTGTGGTTTGGTATTATAAAATCTGCTCTTTCATCTTTATAAATTTCAAATCTTTCCGGATTAGGCCAAAAAATGAATACAGTATTGATTTGAAATAGACCCGTGATGTTAGTTAAAATTCTAGCAACAGTGTCAGTGGTTCCAGCACCAAGCCCCATGTTAAGCATGGGGCATGATCTTTGTTCTGCCACTAAATCGGGCCATGCCCAGCGGGCCGGTAGTCCGACTCCCATAGTATGACTACAGCCCAATGCTACATCAATTTCTTTGCCCAGTACCGAGTCAAAATCGTAAGTTCGAAATCCTTCATTACTATAATCATAAGTTATATCAATATTGTGCCATTTAGCAAATTCAGGATTCTGTTTAAATCTATCTAAAGAATCAGTATTAGACCATTTTTCTTGTATCTTTTTAGGATTCCAGCTATATGGAATAATTTCTTTCTTCCAATGATCCATTGTAATTTTATTAACTTACTTCACTGCGTCCATCGCCTAAATCCCTGCGTTTAACACCGGTGGATGGTCTGGGATTATTAGCTTCATACTGTTCGAATGTTTCCATAACAACATTACGGCAAACATCCTGAAACCATTGATCTACAATCTGAGAATCATCCTTGCCTTTATACCCAGATCGAACTAGCTTGGCCACAAAAAAATCATTCCAATCTAATTCAAATGCACCATTACCTATGTTTTCTGGATCTAGTTCTACACTGATTATACTAACATACGGTTCTCCTTTTTCAGTGGCCAATTCTTTAGGCGACTTCTTGGGTTTCTTTTGTTGTGGTTTTTTAGCCTTAGATGTTGGCGGAGTTTCTTTTTTCTCCGGCACCGGATCAATTACTTCTGCAGGTTGATCTTTACTGAATAATTTATTGAATAGTCCCATTGGTTATCCTTTTAACATTTTTAAAATAGCTTCGTCGCGGTGATACCATCGAACTTCAATCACTGGATCACCGGGCCCGCCGATAATTCTTAGAGCTCGCATAGCCAGACCCCAAACTATGCGTTTAGTGGTATAGCAACGCCTAGGAATTAAACTGTATCGATACTCGAATACAGCACGATCATCGAATGGATCATACGATTGAACATCACTGGCATACCCAGCACCGACGCCCATCATTTGCCCCACCCATTGCCCCAAAGATCGACGTGTAGTCGCGGACTGTAATAGTAACCTTTACTGCAGGCCCAATCAGCAACTCTAACACGATTTTTTTCGTAGGGAGTAACTACTCCGCCTTGTGGCATCACATATACAGAACCTTTAAATCCACCAGCTCTAAATTCTTTTACTGCCCTATCTACTTCAGCAAAATGTTCATCTGTTTCGACAACAAATTTGAGATAGGTATGCCCTAACTCTTGATAGCTGGCTACAATATCAGGACAAATAGCATCTTCCCACTGTTCACCGCTGGCACTTAACTTAGCACTGACACTGAACGTAAGATTGTTACTAGTTCTGCGATCGCCCTTGGAATTTAATTTAGAATTTAATGTCCAGTTAAATAAGTATTGTCTAAATGAAGGCAGTAGTTTTTGAGTACCATTTGTTTCAAATGTTAGATTTTGCAAATCTAACATACTAGGATTGCTTAATAATTCTTCGTAGGCACGTTGCCATCCCAATAAAGGTTCTCCCCCAGTGATAACAAGATGTATATCATTTCCGTTATCTTGTATCCATTTATTATTTGGCGTAAGTTTTAACATACTGTCAACTAGTTGACCAGTGTCAATAGTTGGGCTTAATTCTTTAAAAGCCGGATGCCAACTTGCATAGCTGTCACAGCCTGTATTGACTAGTGGGAGACTGTTAAAATCTTTGTACAAATGAACGTTTTTTGCAACATCATCTGCCTCGGTGCTTTTAACCCCAGGAGCACAACCAAATCCACTGCAAGTGAAATTGCATCCGAAGGTTCGTAAAAATACGCTAGGAACTCCAACAAAACGTCCCTCGCCTTGCGCCGAATAGAAAAGTTCACTGACTTTGAGTTTCATAGATATTAGACCATTTCTTAAGTTTTTCTTTTTTGGCATGTTTAGCTAATTCTAAATTTTCCCAGCTAATAATTTGCTGTTCTAATAGAATGTCTACCATGGCTAACACATCACCAATTTCCATTTCTAGCATTTCGGCATGCCTATATCCAGTTTTGTGATGTGTGGCATCAATACCGAATCTACGAATCTTACTGACTTCTACAATTACTTCAGCACATTCTTCTTGAAGAATACCAAGGGCTTCTTCATGACTACCGGGATTTAATTTAAACATATTAGTTCCAATGTCGAATTACACCTGCTATAATAAAGCAGTTGGTTATGATATATGATAGCACAATCGCAGTGCGAATGCAAGCAATACGGTCTGCCTCAGAATCTGTACTGCCTGCCTTTTCCCCCAGCGCCTTGGCCCATATACGCCAAATCGTTTTTATCATTTTTTATTTGGTTTAAGTGGCATATCGGGGAATGACCCCCAAGGTTGTTTTAGTTCCTCTGATACATCGTCGGGGCCACCACTATCTACCCAGTGTTTACAAATTACAATTATAGGATTGCCATTAACAATTACGTAGCGACACAAAAACTCACTGTAATCGTAGGTACCATCGGGCACCCACTTAAACATCTTAAATCCTGATTCGGAACTCATGCAAATAAATCTTCATTCCATTCACGATGACCTTCACGGAAAGCCATGTTAGCCTGCGTTTCACGAACTTCAACACGATAGCACCACAAACGTGCAGCTTCGCCTGGTCCCCACATCTCCGGAATGTAAACACCGTTGACATACTTGTAGAGCATGTCTGCCAGACCTTCGCACCCCAATCTAGGTAATACCACAACCTTGGCCATGTTTCTTTCTTGTAACAGTTTAAATGTTTCCATCTCTGGATCATCTTGTGCCACAATAAGTGTATGATCAAATTGATCTTCTAGTGTTTTCTTTAGTTCTTTGAGTCCACCATAATCGGCAGCCCAGTTGCGAGCATCTAAGTCATTGGTGCCAAAATAGAACTTCATTGAAAAACTGTAACCGTGAATTAAGTTACAGTGACTGTCAGCACGCCATTGTCTATAAGCACAAGGGAAAGCGTCGTGATATTCTTTTGTTGATGTGTACTTGTAAAGTACGGGTTGTAGATTTGCCATCTCTAGTCTCCTTTATTAGGTAGCAAGTTTGATGGCATGCAGAATTTTTATAGAGGGATGAATGCCTAAAGTCCTCTGAGCAAGTATTTATCTTACTAACTCTTCATAATTTTCAAATATATTACTCATTGTCTCTTTTTTAATGTGAGCTTTTTCCATGTACCAAGCTTCGTCATTAATATTACCAATTGGTTTTTGACCTACAATTTTTTCGTAATTGCTAATAAGCTCTGCTTCCATTGCAAGAATTTCTTCTCTACTGTTAATTGATTCAAACGGATAATTGGTAACGTCCCAAACAGTAATCTTACAGTCTTTGATATCGATAACAATACCATACAACCTAGTAAAATCTTCTTCAATGATTCGCCAATCTGCACCACTGTGGCCGCGCAATCGTAACTCAATAGGCCAACTAGCACTGTGCCCAACTTGTCTGTAGAGTCTTTCACCGTAATTACGAGACTTGTCTGCACTCATCCCGAATTTGATAACGATTCCTTTATAAACAATTCTATATAAGTATTTGTCTATATTAAAATGAGAAAGAGCATGACAAATTAAACTAGGACTAGTTAGTTTAACACCATCCAATGTATAAGTTGGAATAATGTCCCAATTAATTTTAGCCATCATGCCCACCAATTTTCGTAAGGAAATATCACCCGTTCTTTTTTGCTCTTGGCGATTTCTTCTCCACAAAAATCTACTGTAACTTTCGACTTACTACTAACGTTGTCATAGATCACCGCAAACTTAACATTGTTGTTCCAAACTTCTTTCCAAGCGGGATCATTGGGCAAACAACCAGAACGCCAATCTTCCATCAAATTATTAATAGTCCTGCCAGTATCATTGATGTCATCGACGATTAGAATATTTTTACGTGTACTGGGATCGGTGGTAATTGCATCAGCAGGTCTCGGAGTAGTCGGCGTCGACACGTAACCGAATGCATCCTCGGCCATCCACAAGTTACTTTCTTCTTTACTTAACGCATTTACTGGAATATTAAAATAATTACCAATCATCACAGCTGGTACGAGACCTCCTTGAACTATGCCTACGATGTAATCTGGGCGCCATCCGCTGTTAGCAATATCTCTGCAAATTTTTGCAACAAGTCCTTGGTATTCTTTGTTAGTAACATTCATTTTCTATTCTTTCCATGTGTTCTTTAAAATTGTGATTTGTTACGTTATCTAAAAATTTTATGATAAACATAGATGCAATACTAGCATCTTCTCCGTTAAAATGCAACCTAGTACTGCCTTCACCGTTTTGATGGTGGTGACACCATTTTCCTCGACCATATGCTACATATACATTAGAATGTTCTTGGCCACGATGATTCCAATATGTGTCAACTTTTTGTCGACCACCGATTTGTTCGTACCAATCAATTATATTTTTAGTTAAACGATCGATATCTATCCATATGGGATAAACTACAGTGCAACCTGGAGGCAGTGGTATCATTTTACTCTACTGGCTAAGTATTGTTCCCATTGCACCCATTGACCTTTACTTAGAAAGCCCCAGTCTTTTTGTTGCGGGCCTGGGCAAAATAATGTCCAGCAAGTTACAGTTGGGTCAAGTTCGATTCTGTGATAACTAGTTGCTTTACAAATTCTAAAATGACCTGGGCCACGCCACACGGAAATCTCTCCAAATTTTTCGCCTTTTGAATTAAACTGAGGAATCCATTCCCAGTATCCACCGCGAAGGATCAACGTAAAGTACGGCCAAGGATGATCATGTACATCATCGGGGTCTGATTTTAGAAATTTATGTAAAAATACATTGAATGGAAAACGTTTTCGATCTTTAAGAAACAAATAATATCGTTCCAGATATGGTTCGTCGTTAACGCGATCCATTACAATACGTTTTCGATCGAGACGTTCAAGTAATTTAAGTAACATGATGCATCCTTCAATAAAACATTACTGTGATATTTTACTGAATATTTTGATTATTGTCAATTACGTAACAGGCTCATACTAACAATTTCGGACACATGCTTTGCAACATCTTCGTCGTCGTGAATAACATGAACAGTATTTTCGGAAGTATCTTTTTTTCTATTATAATTTCGAACAGATACAATGATTCCACCTCTGGCAGGGGTTACAGTAAATCTTAGAGTATTATCTTCCTGAATGTCATCGCTAGCAGTGACCGACGACAGTTTACTAGACTGTAATTCTATTTCGTTGTCGGGGTACAAAAAGTTTTTAAGTTTATTTCTTAGCCAGTTAGTCATCTTTTTCTCCGGAGAATTCTTCGCCTGTATCTACGTTCGTTAATTGAATGGGACCATAAATCCAATGTTCAGAGTCATCGTTGGTCCATCCATCGCTTTCCATGCCTTCGTACCAATCTTCATCCCATAATGCTTGAATGCGTTCTTGTTCTTCTTCGTCCATGTCATCGGGGAAGGTCCATTCCACCCAACAACCATCATTCATATCTTCCATTTCCCAATCGTAATCTGTACAAAGTACGTCATACCCGTCCGGATTAGTTAAGTCAATGTCGGGGCGCTCGTCGCTTTCACAAGTCCAAGTTCCCCATCGAAATCCTTCGTCTTTGATTACAGTGATACCGTCTTTAGTCCAAAACTGACGTTCAACTGCATTCTTTTTATGTAAGTTAGTAATTTTCCAAACAGCCATGATTAACTATCCCTGTCCATTTCACCAGCTTCTTTGACCAATGCCAACATTTCATCTAATGTGTTACACAAAATTTTAGCATTAACGTAGTCGCCTTTTTTATTTCGGCCACCGGCTTCTACCATGAATCCGTTGTCATACATATTAATTGTAATTGATTCATTTACTTTTGTTAATTTATCGCTGAGTTTGCTTACTGATTTTGTTGCCATGATTAGGTTCCTTTGATTAAAATTCAATTGAGGCTAGATAGCCTCAAAATTTGATAAGACAGATGTTAAAGTTGATATAACTTTATTCTTCGATATTTTGGTCTTCAGCAGTCACTGGCTCTGCTGCTTGTCGAGCTGCCAATTGTTCGGCATGTAAAGTTTGCTCGGCAATGATTAGATCTGACACATAATTTTGCACACGAGTTACTTCTGCAGAGCCCAATCTATCCAAGATCCATTCCAGAATTAGCTCTCTGGTCACTTGATCGTAGGGCACTGAATTAGCTGGATCGTGTGTAAAAGTCATGGTATTCAGCGACTCTTTCATAAACTGCCCGTCCCTGCAAAAACAGCCATACAACGCAGACTGCACAACGCCGTTTTCTGCCCTAACATCAGTTAATACTTTCCATTCAAATTGCATATCAATCACCTTTATATCTGATATTTATCTTGTTTACTATTAAAAATTATCGTGGTGCAAAGTCCTGTTGTAATTTAATGTTGTCGAAAAACTCTTTCTTAGTGCCAGGATCGTCTTTAAAAGCACCTTTGAGCACAGTAGTCTGCGTCAGTGAGCTATGTGCCATAATACCACGATTCTCGCAACAGCCATGAGTGGCTTGTATGTAAACACCTACATCTTTTGCGCCTGTGGCCTTTTGGATTTCCCTAGCAATATCATTGCAAAGTTCCTCCTGGAGAGTACCTCGCCTTGCACACCACTGCGCGATGCGTGTGTACTTCGATAAGCCAATAAGTTTCTCAGCGGCAATAATGCCAATATAAGCAACGCCAGTAACGGGTTGGTGATGATGACTACACATACTACGCAACTCACTACGAACAACCAACATGCCTTCATATCTATCCTCACTGTCATTGGGAAATGCTGTACAATCTGGAGGCGATTCATATCGGCCTGCCATTACTTCGTTAAAATACATTTTTGCAAGTCGCTTTGCTGTACCTTTGCTATTGGGGTCAGTTTCTCGATCAATCAGCAATCGATCTAGCACTAGCTCAAATGCTTCTGTGGCTTCGCTAATAAGATGTTCTTTATCTGTTTCATGCAAGTAATCACTGATATTATCACCAGCCCAAAAACGTTTGTTATCACGCTTCATGCGAGCTCGAATAGCGTCTGACAGATATGTTTCTTGATAACCGCCATCACCTGCCATAGCATCTAAACCTGTTTCTTTTTGTGTCATATTAATCCGTAATAGTAAATTGCCTTAGATCAGCATATTCTACATGTTTAGGGACAGGTTTGTCAACTCTTATTCCCTTCATTAATGCCAATCCCCATTCTGCTTCTTCGGGCGTTGGTTTGTAGTGATAGCCGACCTTGAACTCCTTTTGAGTAGTCCATGGTCTATTATTTAGGTCTCTGCCGTCATAGCGCATTAAAATAATAGAATCATAAGCATCTTTGTCATCTAATAAAATAGCCCCGCCGCGGCCGATATGTAATGGTTTGTCATGTCCGAAACTCAGGCATTGCATCATTCCTTTTCTGTACATATTTTCTTCGAGTCTACGAGCACTGTCCCAAATACGAGTAGCTTCAAATTTATACTCCCCAATCCACTGTTGTCTATGCGGCAACGAATCTGGATAATAACTATATTTGATACCCAACTTGTGCATGGTCATAGGAATGCTAATATAGGTAAAAGGTGTAAAAGCACACTCTTTAATTTTATCATAACGTAGACATAGTTCGATGGCGTGTGTGCAGCAATCAGTCATAATTGCATATGGAGCACCAGTAAAGTCTGCTAGTTCACGTTCAAATTGATAGATTCGATCAAATGCGTTTGAGGAGTTCATTTGCACTAAAAAAATTATCAGTTAAATTTTTTGACAAGACTTTTAATTGCGGTAGTCGGCTTTCATAATGATCCATATGTTGCATAATAGCAAAACACAGATTAGACCGATTAGCAATATATTGATTCCAGCCTTCAGTCCATATACTTGGGTATTTAAAACTGTCGTCGTACATTTCTTTATAGCTTAACCTGTCGGGCACCATGGGAATGGCATTCACTAGCACACCTTCGTAACACCCTATACCTAAAGTTTCCTGAAGACTGCAACTAAACACAATCTTAGCGCGACCCAACAACTTGTGATATTCATGTTTGCTTAATTGCTGATCCTGGCAGACAACGAACTCATACTGAGGTAATTGTTTAGCCAAATCACGGAAGATATCCACCTGTTTCTCGGGCGCGATGCGATGTGGGAATACAATAAGATCACGCTTGGGATTATTATTATAATTTTCCAGAACATCGATCATATACTCCATGGGCCACCCTGTACGTACAATCTTGCCACTGTCATAGCGTTCAGCCCAATCTTCTTCATACCATGGATTCTCTATAGGGTATCCATCCTCCAGTAATTCGTCGAAGAACAACTTTACATGAAACTCTGTGGCAAAATAGTTATGATCAAATGCGTGGAAGAAACTCTTCTCTGCATGTCTGACCCATCCTTTTTTACCTACCAGACGCCCTAAAAAGTCCTGTGGATCATAACTGCCAGCATGCCATAGACCGTGTGTAACTACTGGAATGCCCAGCAGTTCACTCATATATTTCAAGTTAATAATGCCCGGATGCCAAGCGTCAGTAAACAGAAAGTGATCGCCAGCATTAACGGATCCCTCGCAAAATAGTCTGCCAATCTGTTCAACTTGACAAGACTTATAGATATTAGTGCCCCCAAAGTTAAGAAAAGCGCCTGGAGTGGTAGCACTAGGAATATCCTTAGGGCCAGCAATAACTTGAACATTGTGTCCTGCCTTTTGCAAAAGAGTGGGTACATGCTCCTTCCATTGAGCAGTGTACCTAGTTTCAACCGATTCTAAATCTATTAGAAATACTTTTGACATTATTAAACATCAATTTGTTTATCGAGCTGCCTATTCTGCCAGTTGCGATGTTTTTCAAATTTGCGATATTGTTCAGATTTATACAAATCTTTCTCGTCAAATTTTAACATATTAAACCTACAATAGTCTCGATAACCATCGAGATCGGCAAAAATTCTATCAACTTCGGGTTTCATTCGAAGATATTTTTCGATATATTTAGGCTGTGCCATTATAATTTTCCTTAAATTTTAATACGTTGAATAGGTTGGTGAGTTTCGTATTTGATGAGGGCTCCGTTTTCACCGTCTTCGGAGACTTCAATCCAGACTGCTCGTCCTGGATGTTTTGCAGTAATTTGAATATAAAGATCATCGGACATCATTTCACATGATTTATAATCAAGTTTAAGAGTTCCGTCTTTGTAAAGATTTTCTAACCATCGTTTAAACTGAATAAATTCTATGTCTCGATCATTGTGTAGCACGTCGATCCAAACTTTGAAATGAAATATATGTCTGTGCGGGGAGCCCAAGAAGCTTACATCATATTCGTCACCTGTTGCTAGCATGGGATCAGTTGCTGCTGCTGGATAACAATGAATTCCTTCTTTGCGAAAAGTTACCCAAATCTTTCTTTCTGCATGATTCATAATAGAATTTGCTTGTTCGCGGCTTTCTTGATTCATTATTTTATTCCTCGATCTCTTTGGGAAAAACAGGTGTATCACCTACATAGTCTTTCCAATCAGTATACACTTGACGTGTTAGTAACTCGTTGAGTGGGTGGCACCATACTCCGGGATTTGTATCGCCCCAAGTATTATCGTCAATTTTAACTGTGGCATGATAATTATATAACTTAATATAAGGAATCTTGACACTGATCATAGGAATGAAAGTTTTGTATTCGCACCACGATTCTTCGTGAATTTCTTTACAATATTGTACATCAAAGTCTAGTGTAACAAAATAGTCTTTAATTAGCAAAGGTTTAATCATTTCATCCCACGATGCCCAATCATATGGATTGGCGGGATGAAAACTTTGACTAGTGCCAAAATAAATGTGTCGAATATTATGTTCTTCTGCTAGTTTGATAATTTCATCTGCGGGTTTAATACCTACTACAAATAAAGTCTTTTCACCCTTCATAATAGTATTTTCTACTTCTGTGCCAACAAAATAATCTACCTGTTGCCGTGCATCTGTATTAAGAGCCATCGTTTTTCCAATAAATGTAGCCTCTGCTATATCCAGCAGGCCTGTTGTTGCTGTCTCTGAACGCTTGTTGCCATTCAGTGTCTCTATTATAGCCTTTTGTCCAAAACTTGTCAATATTGATATCACCGCTGGTAATCCAATATTCGGCTTGTTTCATACAGTCGTAGAACTTGTCTGTTCTTGGACTGGGAAACATCATAGTACAGGCTTTCCAAAGCAGTGTACTAAAATCGGTCGATACTTGCTTCTGAGCACCAAACACCACCAATGCTTCATTGTTTAATATAGGACAATCAAACACATATGTACTATTACCTAAATCTATAACAACATCGTAGGTACCAGAATAGTCATCGCTTAATTTATCCTGCCATAGTTCTTTGTTCGATTTGCCCACTACTGTGATTTCAAAGTCTAAATGATTTAGTTTGATTGTGTTGTAAGCAATCCAAGCGAGAAATCCAGATCCAAGTATTAGCAGTCGTCGTCCCGGTCCCGCTTGCTCGGCAATCTCCCGTAATGGCTGGTGAATAACATTAATTCCACAGGCCACGGGTTCTAGAATGTAGCGTGGGTGTGCTTCGGGCACAGGAACATATTCACGATGTCGCACATTATAATAATCTGCATATGCAGGTTCTCCACGTGTGGCAACATAATCCCCGACATTTACATCAGTGATATTAGCACCAATATCAATAACATGACCTAGACCTTCGTGTCCTTGCATATGCAACGGCAAAGGACCAAAATTTCCATTCATCATATCAACATCGCTGCGACACACACCAGTCATAATGCTACGCACACGAATTTCATTGGGAGTCAGTGGCGGGATTTCGTATTCAGTTTCGGTAAATTCACCGTTACTGATAGTTTGTAGTATACGATTCATAGATTAATTTTTTTGTGGATCCAGCAATCAATATTATATTGCTCT